TCAGGAAATGTCAAAGATCGCGTCGGAATTGATAGACGAGTACGAAACCAACAAGAATGGCCGAAAGGATTGGGAGGAAGCTTATAGCACGGGACTGGAATTGCTTGGCTTTAAATATGAAGACCGGAGCGAGCCATTTCGTGGAGCCACTGGTGTAACCCATCCGCTGCTCGCGGAAGCGGTCACCCAGTTTCAGGCACAGGCTTTCAATGAACTGCTTCCTGCCGGTGGTCCGGTACGGACGGAGATCATCGGAAAAGTTACGCCAGAGGTGGAGGACCAAGCAGAGCGCGTCCGCCACTTTATGAATTATCAAATCAGTTGCGTAATGAAAGAGTACACGCCTGAATTTGACCAGATGCTTTTCTATTTACCGCTCGCCGGTTCCACTTTCAAAAAGGTGTACTACGACGAGTCCCTTTGCCGTGCAGTCAGCAAGTTCGTTCCAGCAGAGCAGCTCATTGTACCGTATACGGCTACTGATCTGGAAACTGCGGAAAACGTAACCCACGCCATACAAATTACCGAGAACGAGCTGCGGAAGAAACAGGTAGCGGGTTTCTATTTGGATATTGAAGTAAGCGCGACTCAGGCGGATCCATCCGATGTACAGGAAGAGATGGACAAGATAAGTGGAATTTCCGCTACTTATCTGGATACTGACATTACCTTACTGGAATGCCACGTCCATTTAGATCTCCCAGGCTTTGAGGACACAGGTGCCAGTGGAGAACCCACAGGAATTAAGCTTCCGTATATTGTTACGATCTCGGAGAACAACGGCAAAATCCTGAGCATTAAACGCAACTGGCTTCAGGACGATCCTGACAGAAGGAAGCGTCAGTATTTCGTTCACTTCAAGTTTTTACCTGGTTTTGGTTTTTACGGTCTTGGTCTCATCCATATGATTGGTGGACTGAGTCGAACGGCGACAGCGGCTCTCCGTCAGCTCATAGACGCCGGAACCTTGTCCAACCTCCCTGCGGGGTTCAAGGCGCGGGGCCTCCGCATACGGAACGACGACGAGCCGCTGTCTCCGGGAGAATTTAGGGACGTGGATGCACCGGGCGGTGCAATTCGGGATGCGTTGATGCTGCTTCCTTACAAAGGTGCAGATGCAACATTATTCCAGTTAATGGGTTTTTGTGTGGAAGCGGGTCAAAGGTTTGCTGCCGTCTCCAATCTTCAAGTAGGAGACGGCAACCAACAGGCAGCAGTCGGTACGACAATTGCACTTCTTGAACAGGGTGCAAAAGTCATGTCGGCTATTCACAAAAGAATGCACTACGCACAGAAGGAAGAGTTCTATCTTCTGTCTTATGTTTTTGCTGATTATCTTCCACCTGAGTATCCCTACAATGTAGTAGGTGCAGAACGTACCATTAAAGCGGAGGATTTTGATGACCGCGTCGATGTTATACCTGTATCTGATCCGAACATCTTCTCGATGGCGCAGCGAGTACTCCTCGCGCAAACAGAACTTGAACTCGCTCAATCCGCCCCCGACCTTCATAATTTGTATGAAGCATACCGGCGCATGTATAAAGCGATTGGGGTCAAGGATGTGGATGGGGTTCTCAAGCCTAGTGAAGAAGGCGAACCCGTGGCGAAAGACCCGGCACTAGAAAACTCCGATTCGCTGGAAAACCTACCTTTGGTTGTTTTTGAAGGTCAAAACCACGAAGCACATATTATGGCGCATTTGGTTTTTGGGTCTTCTACTATGGTGGGCACAATGCCCCAGGTGACGATGGCACTTCAAAAGCATGTTATGGAGCACATATCTGTACGTGCCAAAGAACAAGTAGCAGCACAGATGCAGCAACAACTTCAAGGTCAGCAACCTACTCAGGAACAGGTTTTACAAATTGAGGGTATGGTTGCGGAACTGATTTCTCAAGGAATGCAGGAAGTAAAAGCCCTTAGTAATCAAATAAGTGGCGGAGGAGAGCAAGATCCATTGATTGCACTAAAAGAACAGGACCTTCAGATTCGCGCACAGCGCGATGCAAATGAACTGGCAGTCGATCAGGCTCGTTTGGCTTTGGATGAACAAAAGGCAACCAATACAATGTCTCTTGGTAAGGAACGCATTGCTTCTACTGAAGAAATTGCCGCAGCACGTATCCAAGCCGCACGAGAACGAGAGATAATGAAACAGGATTCCAAAGAAACTATTGTCGTAGACCGAGAAAATAGGAGATAATCATGGCTGCTGCAAAAAGAAACCAGCCTTCTGTTGGCAAGATTGCCAAGGGTGAAGTTATCGAGGATCAGGGAACTGTTCCTTACAACGGACCCAAGAACATGGCTACGCCTAATACTGAAAAAGGCATAGTAAGAAAAGGTGTTCAGAAAGGTACGGGGGCTGCGCTTCGCGGCAAATCCTATACATATGATTAAGGAGAACTTCTATGAATGAAGTATCACATTGGGTAAAAGGACGGTTAGCAGAACCGTCTACCTATGCGGCGGCAAGTGTCGCTGCAATAGGTGGTTGGGTGTTGACCGCACAGATGCCGTGGATCTGGGTCTCACTCGCTCTGGCAGCAGTTGCTGTCATAATGCACGAAAAATCATAGGCAATGGTTTTTAATGGAAGCAGAAGTTTCGTTAATCAGAGACTACTGGCAACAGGTCATGGGTCTTTTGGCTCTGGTTGTTGTCGCCGTGAAGCTCTCTTCCAGCGTCAAGGAACTTCGTAAAGATGTCGATGATATAACAGCGAGAGATGTGTTTGTGGAAACAACAAAATTAAGGGCGCAAATCGACGTGCATGAAAAGCAGATCAGTGCTTTATGGTTGTATACCAATAAACTCAGAGACATGTTTAATGGAGGTTCCAAATAATGCCGATAGCTGCTCTTTTACCTAGCCTTCTTCCCGTAGTAGGGGACGTTTTGGATCGTTTCTTTCCGAACAAGGAGGAAAAGGAAAAAGCACAAAGAGAGATCGAGGCAAAACTAACCGAGCATCTAGCCCGAATTGATCTAGCCCAGCTTGAAGTAAACAAACAGGAAGCAGCCCACAGGAGTCTATTCGTCGCTGGATGGCGACCTTTTATAGGATGGACCTGTGGGCTTGCTTTGTTTTACACGTATCTAGCACAGCCTGTGGCTATGTTTGTTATGGCGCAGACGGGAGATCTTGTGCAGTTACCCCATGTTGATCTCAGCATGATGATGCCCGTTCTTCTGGGTATGTTAGGATTGGGGGGACTTAGGAGTTTCGAGAAATATAAGGGAGTTTCTAAATAATGGATGGAATCCTGCTCGCAGAGCATTTGCTTAAATCCATCGAAGACAGAAGACAAAGAATTACAGGAATGGTGCTGGGAGGAAATTTAAAAAATATGGAAGAATACAAGCAATTAGTTGGTGCTTTAGAGTCTTTGGAGTATATAGGACAAGAATTGAGAGATATCTTGGAAAAGGCAGACTAATGGCAGATGCATCCGTTTCTTTAGAAGAAGCGAAAAATGATGAACCTAAAGTTGTTTCATTGGAAAAAGCTTACATAAAGCGTGAAGAAAAAATCCTAGATCCGGATAAGTTGGAAGAAAGTGCTTTAGAGCGGCTTCCAAAGCCTACCGGGTGGAGACTTCTTATACTTCCCTACCGGGGAAAAGGAAAAACAGAGGGGGGAGTATTTCTCCCGGACCAGACTATCGAAAGAGAATCCGTGGCTACCGTCTGTGGATATGTTCTTGCGGTAGGACCTTTGGCTTATAAAGACGAAGAAAAATTTCCTACGGGCGCGTGGTGCGCGGAAAAGGATTGGGTAATTTTTGGGAGATATGCGGGTGCTCGTTTCAGGATAGACGGCGGCGAGGTTCGCATCCTAAATGACGATGAAGTAATAGCTGTCATCCAGGATCCTGAAGATATCCTGCACTTTTAACATGGGGAAAAGCCATGCCAGAACCAGAACAAAATACAGTAGATCTTCCCTCTGAAGGGAGATCGGTAGCAGTTGAAATAGACAAAGATGCTATTTCTGCTGTCGAAGAAAATTCAGGTGAACACGAGGACTATAGCGCCAAAGTTCAAAAGCGCATAGACAAGTTAACCAAGAAAGCCCGTGAAGCGGAAAGACAGCAACAGGCAGCGATTGCCTATGCACAGGGTCTCCAGCAAGAAAACAGTACTCTGAAAGGCCGCGTCCATAACCTGGATGTCGGCTATGTGAGTGAATATGGAGATCGCATTAACTCTCAGACTGAAACAGTTACTAGAGAAATGCAGGATGCAGTTGCTTCTGGAGATACTACCAAGCAAGTTGAACTAAATAAAAAACTTGCTCAGTTAGCAATTGAAGAAGAACGAGTTCGAGCGGCCAAAGCAGAACAGACACGTATGCAGGAAGCCGCACAACAGCCACAAGCTGCTCCTCCCACTCAACAGGCACCTCAAGTACCTGTGCGACCGGATCCGAAAGCAGAAGATTGGGCGTCCAAGAACAAGTGGTTTGGGGAAGACGACGCCATGACTTTTGCAGCATTTGGTATTCATAGGACTTTAGTGGAAGAGGAAGGCTTTGACACCACTACTCCTGAATACTATGCTGAGATTGACAAAAGAGTTCGAGAGGCTTTTCCACATAAGTTCAACAGTGAAGTTGTTGTGGAACAAGCCGCCTCAGTACCAGAAGGACGACGCCCCCAACAGGCCGTTGCCTCTGCCGTTCGTTCCAGCAATTCTGGACGCAAAACAGTAAAACTCTCTCCTAGTGAAGTTGCGATAGCCAATAAACTTGGAGTGCCACTTAACGAGTACGCGAAATACAAACGCTGATGGAGAACGACATGACTGAACAAAAAGTTGATCGCACTCCCCGCGCTGCTAAGACTAGGGCGGCTAAACCACGCCGTAAACCTTGGCAACCACCGTCTATGTTAGACGCACCTCCACCCCCAGAAGGTTATGCTCACCGCTGGATCAGGGCTGAAGTGAGGGGATTTGATGACCGGAAAAATATCTCTGCCCGTATGCGAGAAGGGTGGGAATTGGTCCGTAAAGAAGAATACCCTGATTTTGAAGCTCCTACGATGGATAGCGGAAAGTACGAAGGAGTTTTTGGTGTCGGAGGATTGTTACTAGCCCGTATTCCTATAGAGATTGTGGATGATCGTACAAGTTACTTCCAGCAGCAAAATTCGGAAGCTATGCAAGCGGTCGATAACGATCTTCTAAAGGAAACGCAGCATCATTCGATGGCTATTCAGAAGCCTGAACGTCAATCGCGTGTTACGTTTGGTGGTCCTAAAGCAGAAGCTTAGGAACTACTGTTTTAATTCAACAATTGCTTTGAGGAGCAAATGGTATGGCTAATCTCAATGGATCGTGGGGTTTAAGACCTGTCGCTAAGATGGGCCAGAACTCCAACTCCACTGGTGTTAGTGGCTATACAATGTATGAAATTGCCAACGGCAATACTAACGTTCTTTATCAAGGTCAACCTGTTATACCCCTAAGTACGGGATATATCGACTTAACAGGTGATGCCGCTGGTGGGTCTGTTGGTTTGCTTGGTGCTTTCATGGGTTGTGAATACGTCTCTAGCACTACTGGAAAACCCATTTGGTCTATGCATTGGCCCGGTTCTGGGGCTGATAGCAATCATCCAGTGAAGGCTTGGGTCGCAGATGACCCACTACAAATCTTTACGATTGCAACGGATGCCACATGGACAAGTAAGGCAACGGCGAGAGCCGGTGTATTTGCAAACGCAGCCTTTGCCACAGCTACCAGTGGAAGTACTACTACTGGTATGTCATCTGCTACATTGGGCGTTTCTACAATCAACACTACCAATACCTTGAATTTAAGGATATTGGGGTGGGTTGATGATGCGTCTAATCAAGATTTCAGTGCTGCTGGTATTGGCGTTTTGGTACGGTTGAACAATCACTATCACAGCCCCAATGGTGCGGCTGCTGCTGGTACTGTTTCAACCACTGGCATATAGGAGGGCTGACTAATGGCTATTAGTAGAGCGCAACTAGTCAAAGAGTTGGAACCCGGCCTTAATGCCTTGTTTGGCTTGGAATATGACCAATACGGAAGAGAGTACGAAGATATCTTCAATATGGAGAACTCTGATCGTGCTTTTGAAGAAGAGGTCATGCTGAGTGGCTTTGGTTCAGCGCCAACGAAGACTGAAGGTACGGCCATCACTTATGATGACGCACAAGAAGTCTACACTGCTCGTTATACAATGGAGACAATTGCACTTGCATTCTCCATTACTGAAGAGGCAATCGAAGATAATCTTTATGATCGATTGGCTGGTCGGTATACACGGGCTTTGGCAAGAAGCATGAGCCAGACCAAAGAGGTCAAAGGTGCAGCGGTTCTTAACAATGCATTTGACAGTACCTATACGGGTGGTGATGGGCTGGAACTTTGTTCCACGGCTCATACACT